CCTATGGTACTTCTTAGATATGTTCCAAGCTACGACTGTAGTTATCTCATTGACCTGCTGCCAGATGGGGTCAGTCTTGTACAGTTCAGGCACGAGACTTCACCAAGTATTCTGTTGCTCGTAGTAACAAGATGATGTCATCACCTAGTAAGCCAAGCGCACGATTATGATTGGAACATAGCAAGCCACGCACCTTGCCAGTCTTATGGTCGTGGTCTATATCAAGAGCTCTCTTAGATGGTGGCACTTTACATATAGCGCAGACACCATCTTGCTCGAAGAGCATACGTTCGTAGTCCTCAACGTCAATACCATAGTGACGTATCCGTGAGACGCGGTTCTCCGCGTAGGTTTTATTTCTGTTTCTCGGCATACTTAGCCCATACCCCACGCTGTACCATCAGTGCGATGATTGCATAGTTCGCCAAGTCAACGAATGAATCTTCAAGTGATTCATTCTCTGGAGCTATAGTCTTTTTACTATAGATAAGATTCTTCAATCTCTCCAACTTGTCGGACATGCGTACCATCAGCCCATTGGTTGCGCCACCTGGCGCATGCCAGATGTTGTATGGACCATAGTCAATTTGCTTCTTTACTAAAATCGCAAGCAGTTCGTCGTAAATTTTTTGTGCATCTTCTTCGAACTGCAGGATGGTTGTATCTTCAGACAACGAGCCCCTCTATTCATCCAGTGCGCTAATCAACTTAGTTAACGCTTGAGCTCCTTGGTTGACAATTATACTATTGACATCACTGTCAGGCGGTAGCGACACGCGGACAGCTTGAGGGATTGCATCTTGTAATCGGCGAGCTAGTTCCTGTCCAGGGTTGGAACCATCTTCTTTAGAATCATTATCGGTTGCTATAACAACCCGACCAATGCCGTCAAAACAACGGCTAAAGTGAGGCTTCCAAGCATTAACGCCAGCCACAGCGACAGCAGGATGCCCAGCAAGAGTAGCGCTAATCGCATCTATTTCTCCTTCGACAATCAGCACCTCATGTATTGCATGGATGATGGCGCTTACGTTGTATAGGTGGTGCTTCTGACCAGTAGGAATCATATACTTCGGGTCGCTGTCGTCAATACGACGGAACTTGAAACCAACTACACCAGCTTCAGTTATGTATGGGATGGACAGATGGTTCTTTAATCTATCTTCATGACCAGGTGCTGGGTCAACCACGTACCCAAGCATGAACCGCTCAGCTCCAGCCAAGATTCCACGCTTCTCAAGGTATGCCTCAGCTGGTGAGCCAGCAAGGTTAGCGTGATAGGTCTTGGCAGCCTTGGTCCATAGGTCTATAAGTTTTTGATTGGGCTTCACCTTTTCTCCTGCCTATGTACCACGAAAGGGGGAGCAGTATACACGTCATTCTTCGCTGCAATCTGCAGCGCCTTCTTCCAGTTAGCACCAGATGCGATAGCACCTATGGCATAGGAAGACCCTGAACCTAAACCATAGATACCATCATCGCGAAGGAAGACTGAGTACGTATCATCTACTTCATAGATGGTTCCGTTCACAGCCATTAAAAATAAAAACTCATAATCTTCTGCCTTCTCATCATGAACAAAACCGTTATCTCGTAAGCATTCTCTCATGTTGGGTATGACAGTTGTAATCATAAAATGGTAGATGTCTTTGATATTAGCTGGAATAGTTGGTGGTTTCCATATGTGTTGGACTATGTCGCACGGTTGTGTAGTGCCAGCACCAGCAATAAGAAACTTACCCCGCTTTGTAATCTTAGTTGTAATCGGATGGGCATATGGTCTGCCCTTCTCGGTTGTGGTTCTACTGTCGGCTGCGATGACGCAGCCGTCAGCTTCTTGAATACCAATGATTGTAGTCACAGCGTTGCTCTTAATCTCGGCGGAGTCCAACGACTCTTGGACTTGCGTCCTCGTGTCGGAGCTTGGCTCTTTGACTCTTTACCAATGTTCTTCTCTGCCCATTTGCGGGCTTCTGGGTATGCCAAGTTTTCACGAGCCATGACAATCTGTATACCAGCGCCACGTCCATTACACGCATAACATACCCAGACACCCTTGTCCGAGTTAACCGAAGCAGACTTACGTGAGTCATCATGTACAGGACAGTGAATGGATTTGTCCCCACCTAACGGTAGGTCTAATCCGTAATGACTAAAGACTGCCTCAAGGAACTCGGACTGATTCATTTGTTAATACCAATTCCTTTCCTGGTGGAACCTGTACGCCCCGCACCAAGTTTCATAACGATGTAGCACATACTTGTGTGCTTCTTCGGTTTGCTTGAGTAATGACCATTCGGGTTTGCCCCAAAGTAATTGCCATACTCCACGTGCTCCACTCGATTTGTTGAGTGAGTCCACGTTGTATCGGCTCTCCTTGTACGCGATGTTCAGCGCACAGCGAACCTCTTCCATATCGGTTGTGATTTGCATTAGCGTTAGCTTCACACGTTCCCGCTTGTCGGTTGTAACCGATAGCTTCTTTTCGTATGTTAGCTGTGGCGATAGCGCCACACTCGGCGACATATACTGCATCACCAAGAAGAGCAAGCTCACTATTGCTAACCGCATAGTTACCTCTTTTCATTTTATGAAACTCTGTCACAGCTTCACTGATGTCCATTGTAACCTGCCTGTTTAAGCAGATTCACCCAGAGCTCTGCGGTCATGACCGCGTATGACTCTGAGATATTAGATGTGCCACGCTTCTTGATGAGGACGACACCTGTCTCCGCATCTGCGTGTATCATTTCATCCTCTAGCTCCTGCAAATAGCCAGGGATATTAAACTTCTTTTCATTCTTACATTCAATAACTACACCGTCAATACCGTCGATGTCACCGACATCGTCGTGTCGACCTGCACCATAGGCTCGTTCCGCACATGGGTAGCCCATAGAGATAAGCCACTTAACTACGTCACGTTCGTACTGTGAACCTTTGCGCTTGGCTGGTGTAGTCATTACAGCTCAACTGATAGCCAGATTATTCCAAGGTCTAAGTTGATTGAGTAGCGGTCAACCGAGAATCCAAGAGCCAACCTCTTGAAGTTGTATCCGATACAAATATAAATCTTGCCAAGTCTGAGGTGCTTGCTTGCAAATAGTGTCATACATAATCCTTTACTAGTATTTCCTTCATCATGATTTTTCTTTTTCTCCTTATCTGTTTACGTTCTAGTGGAGTGGTTCCGCCCCACATCCCATGAGGTTCATGGCGCACTGCCCATTCTAGGCACTGCTCCCTAACCCCACACCCTGAGCATATAGTCCGAGCAAGTTGGTAGTCACTTGCATCACGAACATCTGGGAAAAAAATTTCTACGCCAATCTCTCTACACAATCCACCAGATAGGTCTGGGAAATTCATCTCAACTCCCTCATTGCTATAAGTAAATCTTCAACTGTGACTAGGAAACCCTTGCTCCTATTCGGGGGAATCTCGCAAGTAATCTCACGACCAAACTTTTTTACTGTGTAGTTGACGTGGTCTGTTGGAATCATCACTACGCCTTTCTCAAGAACAAAAGCCCAGTACTCAGCTTTAGTAACTGACAGTCCTGACGGCTCCCAAGATTGGGACGAAAGATACCAACACTCTACTTCTATGTAAATATTATTTGTAGACCACCACTTACGGTCACGCTTGACTTCGACAGTCTTGCCTTGGGTAAGAAGTTGCTCTACTAAATTCTCACCTCCTTTGCCGTAACTAAAATCTAAATCAAAACTAGAATTTTTTATTTCCATTCACCTAAGGTCCGAGCTCTAAATAAATCTGATGATGTGTTATATAGAATCATCTTGCTAGCTTCAGCTGCAAGGGTTACATACTCTTCTGCATTAGGGTCTGCTTTACCATGACGGTTCTTTACAACTGCAACGCGATAAGCGTTGGCAGTGCTATCCAGCGCCACAGATAAAACAAGTTCTGGTAGGGCTGCAACCTTGCCCATCAGAGCCTTACGTGGCGCTGGGTAGTTTGGCTTACTCATCTTCTCGTTCTCGGACACATGGTGGAGAACAACGAAGGCAGTTTCATATTCACGTGCCATGTAATGAAAGGCGGACATAGCGTCGCGTAGCGCTGTCCATTCATTGTCGCTAGATGAAGCGACGTTCATTAAGTTGTCTACGTATACAGCTGTAGGGGCAGAGCCATGCAGTTCAATCCAAGCTTCTATCTCCTCCTCAATATCTTGAAGAGAAGGTGCTGGGTCGAAGCTAAATCGAATATGACCTGCCCCTTCAGCTAGTGCGTCCTCAAGGAGAACGCTCGCTTCTGAATCCATAATCCGTTCGATATCAGTAACTGCTTTGTTCATGATGATTGCACCAGCACGTGTTGCAATCGTACGTGAATCAGAGTCTGCTGATATGTACAGACCAGGGACTTTTGAAACGACGGCGTACCACAATGCAAGTAGGGTCTTACCACCACCAGGCTGTCCTGCAATCAAATGCAGTTGAGCCTGTCGAAAGGAGACAGAACTAGCAGTAAGTTGTGGGAGTAACTCTGGTAATTGCTTACCAGCTGGAGACTCCACACCCACTACTTGCAATAGTGAACGCATATTTAGGCTTTAGTCCAGATTGTTTCAGCTTCGGCAACGCCTGGCTTAAACGGTTTAGGTCCTTTGGCTGGGTCAAACCAACCAACATATGACTTGCCCGCTTTAGATATACCCTTCTTCTTGGCATATTTGCCACGACCATCTGGTAGTTGTGGTGCATCTGGATGTCCATATGTCCACTCGTTACCGTACTTATCTCT